CTATAGTGTAATCGGCCATCCAGTGAGTCAAGCTCATACTATCAATACCTTCTGGCGGCAAATGGTCACTGCGATCTACCCAAATACAATAATCAAAAACACCAGTATTTTTCATTGCAAAAAATTCTCTTTTGTTTCGCAATCCGCAGTATATATCGTGTTCTTTAAAAATCTCTCGGCCTAAACGAGCTCCATCAACTTCATTATAATCACAAATAGCATTATACCATTCTGCACGATGGTTATGTCTATCTGCATAACATTCTTCTTCGGTAGCATAATTGTACTTGTTTTTTAGATTATTATAAATGAATAATTTTGAACAGAACTGACTACTGCTTTCAAAACTGTAATTGTATTTGTCTCTAAGTATTTCGCAGACAGTATCTTTGCCATGTCTGCCGTGGCCAATCACTAATAACTTTTTCTTCATGTTTAGATTATAATATAATTAGAAGTATTTGTCAACCAATTAAGAAACCGTACCCTGTACCGCCTGCTAATGCTGTAGCTAATTCCATGTCAAGTTTTTCCATTTCACCTTGTGCTTCAGCTTTAAGAGAATCGCCATTGAGTGTTGTTCCACCGCCTGGTCCTGCAATAGTTGAGAATTTACTACGTGCTTCACCTAACATATATTTACAACTAGCTAGTGTATAATCTTTACACCACTGATTTGCTTTGTAATCTTTTAATATTTCAAAGTCTGGTCTATAGTTGTAACAATATAACAATGCTTCTTCATCAGCTCTTGGACGTTGTAATATAGTTAATTTTTTTGTGCTTGTATTCCAAGTAAATTCAATAAAACTACCAAACATGCGTCCTACTAATTCTTGTTGTTGTGCAAAGAAATCATAAGTTGCAAGGCCGCCAATTCCTGAACCTGCTAACAAATACGTATTAGTGTATGCAAGATTAAAAGGTTCAAACAAACTACCGCCATCTGCACTACCGCCTAATCTGCTGCCAACACTACGTCTATAAATTTTACGCACTTCAATTATTTCGTTTGGCAATGTATATACGTTTTTATCTTCTTCAAACCCAATTGTTATATAGCTTTCTTCAACAGCGTTTTCTGTTCGTTGGCGATATCTGTTTAGTGCCTTTTGTAGGGCAGTTTTATAATGTACAGGATCTAATTCAACATCGACCATTCCTCCGCCTAGGAAGGTTTCGACATAGTCGTATATTTCTTGATATGCAGTTGCGTTACTCATAGTTCATCTCCAATAGTATTTATCGATAAATATACGTATGCCAAAGCTAAGTTTATATAGACCACATAAGTCAAATGATTATACGTTTTTAGATAATTCTATTTACGAAATGTTCACGGTCGGCGGTACAGATTTTATGATACATAAGTATATTGGGACAAAAAATCCTGATGCTGATGATGCTACTTCCGATCAACCACAATACGATGCAGTTAGTGAAACAAACATACAAGATTTATTGTTTCTTGAAAATAGAGATCGAAAGTATGATAAAGATGTATACACATTACGTGGGCATTACAACGTACAAGATAATGATTTTGATTTAAGTCAATTTGGATTATTTTTAAGTAACGATACATTATTCTTGACTGTACATATTAACAGTAGTGTAAAAACAATTGGTCGTAAACTAATGCCAGGAGACGTAATAGAATTGCCGCATTTAATTGACGAATATGCAGCAAACGAATTAGATATTGCTTTAAAAAGATTTTATGTAATTGAAGACATTACTAGAGCAAGCGAAGGATTTAGCCAAACTTGGTATCCACATTTGTATAGAATAAAAGTAAAACAAATCTATGATGGACAAGAGTATAAGGATATCCTAGATTTACCAGCAGCAGAAGGTAGTGATAAAACTCTTAGAGATGTCCTAAGTACTTTTGAAATTGAAATGCAAATAAACGATGCTGTTGTTCAACAGGCAAATGATGATATTAAATATGCAGGATATAGTACTGAACAATTTTATACAGTACAAGTAGAAGATGACGGTAGCGTTAGTCTTGTTACTGTTGATACTAACGAAATTGATGTTTCAAATGGCATTGAAGCAGATAGACTATTTCAAACGCCACTTGCAAGCGGCTACTTAGGATATCTTGTTGGAGATGGCATACCACCTAATGGAGCACCGTTTGGCGTTGGATCTACATTTCCACTTGTATCAGTTGAAGGTGATTATTTTTTACGTACAGATTTATTGCCTAATAGATTATTTAGATATAGCGGCAGTTCGTGGTCAAAGGTTGAAGATAATGTACGAGCAGAACTTTCAAATACAGATACTAGAAATACCCAACTAGGAACATTTATTAACAACACTACAATAAACGAAATATCTGGTGAAGAAGTAGTTGAAAGACAAGCACTAAGTAAAGCTCTAAGAGCAAAGGCAGATAACTAATGCAATATTTTTATGACGGCCAAGTAAGACGATATGTAACACAAATAGTACGAGCATTTAGTAATTTTAGCTACAAAGACGGTGATGGAGATCTAAGACAGGTACCTGTAACTTATGGAGATCTTACAAGACAAGTTGCTAGTATTATGAAAGACAACAGTGAAAATAAGATACCTAGTGCTCCACGTATGGCTGTATATATTACTGGTTTAGAAATGGACAGAAGTCGAACAAGCGATAGTAGTTTTGTAAGTAAAGTTAATTTACGTGAAAAAAAGTTTGACGAAGATACTAGTTCATATTTGCAAGAACAAGCCAAAGGTTATACTGTAGAACGATTGCATCCTAGTCCATTTACATTAAGCGTAAATGTAGATTTATGGAGCACTAGCACAGATCAAAAATTACAATTATTAGAACAAATATTAATGTTGTTTAATCCTAGTTTAGAATTTCAAACAAATGATAATTATGTTGACTGGACAAGTTTAACCACATTGTTTATGGAAAACATAGAATTTAGTTCAAGAACAGTGCCGGTTGGAACTGAAAGCGAAATTGATATTTGCACTATGGGCTTTACTACGCCAATTTATATTTCGCCTCCAACAAAAGTTAAAAAACTAGGTATTATTACAAAAATAATTACCGGTATTGTTAACAGCGATACAGGAGATTTAGAATTAGACGGCTTTACACCCGATCCTGATAGCGAAGCTGCATTAACACCAGAAGGTTACATTCCTGGGCAATCAACAGGCGAAACTGGTTTAGGAACAACTTTAAATCCAGTTATTAACAGCTACAGAAATTATGGTGTAAACATAAACAACGAAATAGCATTGTTAGCAACTAATAAATTATTGCATCTACCTGATGTTCACTGGTTCGATGTTATAGAAGCAGAACTACCTTCTCAATACGAACCAGGTATAACTCAAATAGAGCTTAGAAGAAGTTATTTTACTACAAATGTAAGAGGTACAATAACCGTAAATAACAATAACACAACAGAACTGTTAATTAATTATGACGAAGATACTTTGCCTAGCAACACACTAATTGAAGGTCCGGCGAGAAATGCAGCACAGTATGGAACCATTGATTATATAATAAACCCAAGGACATTTAATCCTACTAGTGTTAAGGTGCCCGGTGTAAGAATTTTAGTTTTAGACGCTATTGGTAATGCTACTTCACGTAATGTTGTTATTAACGGAACTACTAACAGAATCGATACATATGTAGATTATTATATTAATGAAATAACTAAACCTAGCAATGTTAACAGTGGCACAGCATTTCCAGGATCTCCGAATGTAGGAGATTTATTTTACAGAACTGATGAAGAAAAGTTATATTTTTATCAACAATCTTGGTGGCTTGCAGATAAAGTTACTAGTGCAGAAGTTACAGTTAACGGTGAAACTGTTGGTGCAACAATAGAAAACATAGGAGAACAAGTTTCTTTAATTTTAGCAAGTAACATATCTCCTGATGATAAAGTACAATATACTCTGCATTACAACGACGACGGTGCCGATGCTTGGAAAAATTCTGATAACACAGATTTCTTTGCTGATCAAAATGATATTGTAGAATGGACAGGATCAAAATGGACAATTGTGTATGATGCAAGTGAATACACTACACCTGTTTTTACAACCAATTTAACAACTGGAGTACAATACGTATATAGTGATAACATGTGGGTAGAAAGTATTGACGGTTACTATCCAAAAGGTACATGGAGTATCCTTTTATAATATAAGTATTTTTATGGATAAGATAATCTGTAGCGGTGCGTTGTTTTATAGCCTAACAACAGAAAGATTTTTACTGTTATATAGAACTAAGAAAAGCACTAACAATACTAATTGTTGGGGTTTAGTTGGCGGTAAAAACGAAGGCAGTGAAACTCCTTGGCAAGGACTACAAAGAGAAATAGAAGAAGAAATTGGATTCATTCCAGAAATTAAAAAAACAATTCCTTTAGAAAGTTTTATTAGCAGTGATAATAATTTTAGTTTCCATACGTATCTATGCTTAATCAATGAAGAATTTATACCAAGGCTAAACAAAGAACATAGTAGTTATGCTTGGTGTAGCTTTAGTCACTGGCCAAAACCTTTGCATACAGGTTTAGCAAATACATTACGCAGTAAAACTAACAAAAATAAATTAGAAACAGTTATACAAGTTGCACACTTGATTTCTTAAATTCTTTTTCAAGCCAATCAAAATCATTTATTCTACGCAAATCTTCAGGGGAATCGGCATACTTTTCACCGTAGTTTTTGCCGTGAATAGCCCCTGCAATTGCGTATTCTCCAAATGGCTTATCTGCACCTCGAGTACACCATGCTTCTAGTCTAAAATTCGTTTCGTCTTCTTTTTGCCTATGTATTGTTTTACTTGCTAACTTTACACATTCTCTAAAGCCACTACGCCATGCACTAAACGGATCTGTGTTAAAGGCAGTAGTATTACTCATTACTTCTATTCCTTTAAACTTATTACTAATACTAGTAGTCATATCACTGCTATACACATCCATATTTTTTGTAAGACGTGTTGGTAATAGTTTTACACCACCATATCCGTAGACTAAGTTGTTAATTGGATTGTAACTACGCCAAACATGCACAGTGTTTTTACCATCAATATCATAATGCGCAATTTGATAATCAAAATTAAAATTATCTATTATATTTGCATCGCCGTCTACTACCCAAAACATTTCAGTCTCTGCTGCTTTTGCAGCCATAATATGTGCTTGATGAATACCTTTAATACCGTGTACACGATGTATTACTCTATCAGGAAATTGTTCTACAAGTTTTTTAAAATTTTCATCTGCATTAGGTTCGTTATAACTTATAAACACTATGTCATACAGAGACGGTGTTGTTGCTTGTATGTCGTGTTCTTTTTTATTTGCAAAAAATCTATATTCAAATTCTTTTCTGCTTATTCTTAAATTCTTACTAATTAAAGCTAGGCCATCATAGTACATATTATTTTTAAAAATGTGATGTATATTTCTATTAAAAGAATCGTGATGACTTATGTAAAAATCAAAGTTAAAATCATCTTTAATGTTTAAATTAGAATAAACCATCCAGAACATATCTTCTTCTATTTCGTTACAAGCATTCATATAATCTTTATAAGAATGTACTGCCCATTTTTTAAAACTTTTTGGATAACTTGCTACTATGTCTAATTCATTTTTTGATACATAAAATCTGTGTTCTATTTCTTTTTTAGAAACTTTTTTATCACGGGGTAATAATACTATACCGTCTCTGTGTTCGCCATTTAGAAATACTTGTACAACATTCTTATTTTGATAAGATACATGATAATCAAAATTGAAATCTTCTGCAACTTCTACGTCACTTGGAATAGCCCAGAACATTTCTGTCTGACAATGTTCTAAAGCATTTTCATAATCGCTATAACTATCTACTTTAAATTTTTCATAAGGTACAGGATCGCTTGCAATGACTTTTATTTGTTTTTTGTTTGCATAAAATCTATAATCTAATTCTCTCTTGTTAAAATTATAATTCTTTGGAATCAAACAAACGCCATCCATCATATCACTACTACCGTTACCAAAGACGTGTATATTATCTATACTCCAGTAATCAGGCTTGTAGTTAAATTTAAATGTATCTCTAACAATTACATTATTAGGCACAGCCCAAAATAGATCTGTAGTAGATTTTTCTTGTGCTTCTAAAATGTCTTCAGGGGAGTTAATATAAAAATAATCAAATTTATCTTTGCCATTATATATGTCATAAAAACATGCAATATAATCTGATTTTACTGTTTTGTAATCGCCTTGTTTTGTTGGTACTAATCTAACTGTGTTGTATGATTTAACTTTTTTACTATCTTTGTATACCTGAGGAAAAGCATGTATCGCAAGTTCTTGCCCTATTGCAGGTTTATAATACCAAGGAAAACTTTGTAATACTTCTACATTTGGATCAACTAACCAAACATATTCTTTACTGCTTTCCCATTTGCAAACTTCTTCCTCACTGTTTACAACAGGAAATTGTGTTAAGATATGATTTTTTAAATAGTCTTGTCCGTTATGTAGATGCTGACCAAATAAATCAAACTTATCAAATATGTTCATTATTATTTCCTAATGTAAATGCTTTAGTACCAATGTGCGCTAACATTTTGCTAGTGTCACAATCAACAAAAACCTTGTAACCATTGTCTCTTGCTAATTTGCAAAACCAAATATCTTCGCCTGCAAAATTATCTATATCTTCATTATACTGATGGTTAAACCAGGGCTTAGGTAATTTCTTATATACATCAGTTTTTACAAGCATACACCCCATACCGACTGCATAGACTTCGTGAAGTCCTCTTGTTTTATTAAGTCTGGTAGGAGGGTTTTCAAAATCAATAAAGGCTACTGTATCATACGGTTTGTATCGAGTGCTATACGTACACGCAGTAATATCCTTATTATGCGATAACAATTTCTTAATTATAGTAGGAGGAATATGCATATCACTATCCATCCAAAGTATATAATCGGCACCCACGTCCAATGCTTCGTTAACCAACGCATTCCTACTGTTTGTAATTACAGTTCCTAAA